TCGCTAAACTGTGCAAAGGTAATATTAGTTGTGCCGAATACAATTGTCCCCTGTGTATTACAAACAAAAGAATGGGCAGCGCCAATAGTTCCCTCTTGAACAAAGAAGTAAGAACCTTCATCTAGGGTATCAGGAGAACCATCACCAGAAGTGTCGGCGTCATCTGAGCGTGTTAATATCCAGTTAGTAGAACCAGAGCCTGTGTTAGTAACTACATAAACACCATTTTGTGTCTGATTGGTTTGGCCAGTAACAAGAACACGGTCACTAGTACTAAGCGTTACACCGTCAATAGCCAAAGCTACTTGAGTTCCTGCATTAGTAAGAGTAGCGCCCACACCCGAAGAGCCGTTATTATATGTGGCGTTTAGATTCGTGCTGTTTGTTTCCACCCTTACTGCTTCGTGGACGTGAATACTGGACGCTGTAAGGTTATCTACATATTGTTTACTTGCAGCTTGTAAGTTTGCACTGGGGTCAGCATTAAGGATAAGGTTTCCTGTCATTGTTCCACCAGCCAACGCAAGTCTTGTCGCAACGCTTGTGGCCATTGTTGCACTAAGTGCTGTGATAGCAGAGTTGCTGTTGCCGATGCTTGTTGCCATAGTAGAGGACACAGCAGCAATACGGGTCTCAAGGGTTGCAGAGGTTGCAGCACTTGCTTTAGTTTCCGCAAGAACAGATACAGAGTTAATCCGAGTTTCAAGGGTTGCCGATGTTCCTGCGCTGGCATATGTAAGAGCCTGTAGTGCAGCAATTGCAGAACTATTTGCAGCAATTGAAACATTAGCTATTGACAAGGTAGCGGAAACCGTGTTAATATTACTCGTTAACGCAGCGGAGGTAGATGCTAAAGCAGTGCTAACACCCGCAATACGAGTTTCTAATGTAGCAGAAGTGCCTGCACTAGCATATGCACTACCATCTCCTAGAATAGAATTAATAGAAGTAATAGCTGATTCATTAGCAGCAATAGCTGATTCATTAGCAGTAATAGAAGTAGATAACAGATTAATTTGAGTAGAGTTATTAGCTATCAGTACACCGTTTGCAGATGTTGTTGCTGAAACAGAATTAATGTTATTTTGTAGGGCTACATCTGTAGATTCTAAACCTGCAAGCACAGTAAGTACGGATGCCTGTGCATTAAGAACATACACAATGTTACTAGAAATAATTGCTTCAACCGAAGCCAAGGCGCTGCTAGTAGCTACACCGTCTCCATCTACTGTGATGTTTGTTGTATTAATAGTTGTGGCACTTACTGTACCTGCACGTAATGTACTTACGCTTACATCTTGAAAGGTAAGTGTGTCAGCGTTTAAAGTATTTGTTGTGATATTAGTTGCACTTACCGTTGTGGCTCTTACAGCGCTAGCCTGTATATTTTGTGGTTGAAAGGCTCCATTAATAGTTAAGTTACCATTAACGCTTACATTGCCTGTAAAAGCTGCAGATGTTTCAGAAAGCTTTAGTGAAGAGTTAGTACCTTCCCCGTCTTGCACACGTCTAAGGGTGTTGTCTAGCCCCTCATTAGTAGCGCTAGAGTTAATTGTAAGGATATCTTTATATGTGTTGGCAATTAACTTACCAGTAAAATCAGTCATTATACGTTATTCCAACTTATGTTTACCAACTCCCACTGGTATATTGTGGTATATCTCTCTGTTGCTTTGTCCCAAGTAATGCCCCTGTCGATATTAGGGTCAGGCCTTGCATTCATTACATACTGACTTCTGTCCCGCATGTCAGGGACTTTGTTCTGCGCATGGTTGACTCTGTCATAACTTCCATCCCAGTCAGAGGGACACACCCAGAGGTTAAAGCTATTCTTACGTAATCTACTACGTGGATAAGAAAACCCACAAATATCACATTCAGCTTGTACATGTTTTCCTCTAGCCATTTGTTACGGTCCTGGATATGGTGGAAGCCAAGAAGATACAGGTACTGCCGAAACAAGTGACGGAACCTGTGGTCTAGGGTCTTTAACAACATAGTCGTCCGTTACCCTGGCGATTCTATTTTGTGGATGATTCTTCTGGTCAAACTTTCCTTCGTAATCTGATGGACAAACCATCATCCCATAACTATTCTTCTTTAAAGTTCTTAGCTCGTATCTGAAGCCACAGATGTCACAAAGACCTAATGCTTTAGTTGCACCCATGTCACTACCTCAGACGAGGAAGAATGTACATGCTGGCACGTTCTTTATCCTCTTCCTGCGCTCTCATAAGTCTATCTTCATACTCGCCCTTAATCATCTGGATGCGACCTGCATCTACACCTGGACGTTTCATTGACATGAAGTAGGCAGTGCCTGCAGTTAAGCAAGGATAGAACCTACGAGAGATGTCAGCAGTCTGAGAAGACTTGGATACATCTTGGAAATACTTTACAGTTTCAAACTTAATTGCATCTGTGCTATTCTCTGGGATAGGCCACAGGAAGACACGAGACTGGTCACGCTCTCTACGTACAGCAAACTGCGTAGGACGACCTGTCTGCCCCTTACGAGGGACTTTAAGATACTCTTCCATGCTGATGCGTTCTAGCTGTAAGTCGATGTTATCACGGTTAACTACAGCCTCCAGAACGTCAATGTTCTCTTCTCCCAATACATAGGAGGTAACGCTGGTTGCAACGGTAACAGCAGTGGTGCCAATTGTCCACAACTGAATGCCACGGTTCTGCCAGTCTTGTAGAAGCAGGTTAATAGAACGACGAGCAGACTTAGGCTCGTTACCAAGCGTAGCCTCACCTCCAATCATTTCTAGGGCTTCTTCAATTACTTCGTCAATATCCATTGAGAAGGTATATGTACCTGACGTTGCCATTCATGTTCTCCTTTAATATAGTCTGTTATGACCAGATTGTTTGCGGTCAGCCTTTAAGCCAGCTGTCTGGTCTGTGCCTCTTGGACTAGCAGAACCAGTAGAGTTTTTTTTGCGACCACCTACCTTTCTTCCAGGCTTGCTTACTTGTTGGCTGACCGCAGACCTACTTATCGTCATTGTCTTTAAGTTTTCTTTCTGTTCTTGCTACCAAGACCGAAAGTCTGTTTTTGACTCTTAGGAGGACGCTTAGTACTTTTACCTTTACCACCCCAAAAGACTTTGTCAGCCCAGTAAGCAGCTGAAGTCTTGCCTCTAGCAATGTTCTTTCCGTGCCTTGCTTTAAAGTTTGAACGAGCTTCTTTGCTGTAGTTGTGGCCCATTCCTTGAGCGCCGAAACGAATTGTTTTAAGTTTTCCATTGTCTCCCCTTACGGCCACTACAGCCTTTTTGCTTGGATGGCTTGGCGTCATCTTAGGTTTGTTTAAACCTTTGAGGCCAAGTTTTTTTAATCTATTTTTTTCTGAATCTGTTAATGCCATTGTATTAGTATAACCTATTATGTCCTGAGATGGAACCACCTTTTGCAGCGTTTCTTACTTTAGCTGTTTTTTTAGCTATAGCTTTAGGCTGCTTAACGAACTGTTTTCCTTCTGCTCGTCCTTTTCTTTTAGCTGCCGTAGTCTTCGCATACTCTGCTTTTGTGAGTTTAGCCCTCGCCTTTTTTGGTAAGTACCTCTCACCTGTGGCCTTCGCCCCCTGCGTACTTGGCTTACCACTCTTGGTACCCCATTCTTCTTTTGTCCAGTTGCTTAATGATTTTTGTTTCTTTCCTTTGCCGCCCTTGTAGCCGCCACCTGCTTTCTTATAAGCAGCTGCAACTAACTGAGCCTTACGTGCCGACCACTGACCAGCTGCTCCGCCTTTGCTACCCGCTTTAATGCGAGCAACAATTCGTTTACGGAGTTCTGGCTTTGTGTACTTGGCATCAGACATTACTTTCCCTTACCACCACGGTTATCTGAAAGCTGTTCTTCAATATACTTCATACGCTCTTCGTGTTCTTTTTTAATTTCCTGCTGGTAGTCGTAAGCTCTCATGCCTTGTTCTTTTGTGCCACGATTACCCTTAACAGTTTCTGTTACAGAACCACCTTCTTGGTAGTATCCCATACTGTTACGAACAGCGGTAGGAAGCTTGGAAAGACCTTTATTCTTCTTTGGTACTTTTTTCATTACTTCATTGCCTTCCCGTATCCACGAGTTGCACAGCCCACACCTTTAGGTACAGAACCGCCCTTAGCTTTTTTAGTAACCTTGCCACCGTAAGCTTTAATATCCGAAAGGCCTTCACGCATCAAAGCGCCTGAACCCTTTTTACGTGCCTCTTCTACTCTTTTCTTTTTTGCAGCAGACATGGGCTTGCTAACCGTCTTTTTTACTTTTGGACTCTTGGTCTTTTCTACAGACTCTAAGCCCTTTTGAAGCTTAGACTTACCGCTACCGCCAAACTCTTTAGGACCTGCTAAGCTTACAGGCTTTTTACGCCTTGATGCAGACTGACGTGCTTTCTGTTGCATTGTAGCTGTCTCGTCATTCTTTTTAAGAATATCTAGCGCTTCTTTTTCAGCATCGCTTGCTTTCTTCTCTCTTCTTTTTCTAGTAAGCTCTGCTTTAAGTTTACCATAATTAGGAGACTTACCTTTTGGAGTTCCCTTGACAAACTTGCTAATTAATTTTGCACCTGTTCCGCTAGCCATGTTATTTTTTCCCCTTTGTCATTGCTTTGCCGTAGCCTCGTTTAGCACAACCTACACCACGCACCGAGCCACCTTTGTTTCTATTAATCAATTCAGTTAGTTCTTTTTCGTATTCGTCCATAAATGGTTTGTCTTTACCACGAAGGAAAGAAGAAGCCTGACCAGCTTCGTATTCATATAGCGGGTCAGAGCTTGAGCCACGATTGGCTTTCTTTTTACCTACATCAGTTCCACCCCCTTGACGAGCTTCACGAGACATGCGTGATTCAAAGTCTGCAGAAGTTTCACGACCTTGGGTTAACTGTGCAGCCTTACGTCTCTTCTTAGGGTCAGAAGCTTTCTTAATGCGGTCACGACGAGCCTTAACGGTTTCACCCTTAAGCTCTCTTCTCATCTCGTCATCTAATTTTTTCTGTGTAGCAGAATCTTTAACCTTTTTAACCTTAACTGGTTTTTTAGGCTTGACTTCTTTTAACTTTTCTGCTTTCTTTTTAGAGCGCTCATAAGCTGCCTTAGCCTTGGCATCTCTTGACATTTTTTCTTTTTTAATGCTTGGCATAGCACCTGCTTTGGCCTTAACTGCTTTATCCTTAGCTGCTTGGTCACGACGAAGAACTTGATAAACAGGACGCTTACCAAACTTCTTTACAGCTGCTGCTGTTGTACCACTTTTTAATGCTGCTCTGATTGCGTCAGCACCTGTCTTAACCGCTGCCATTTAATTTCCTCCTGGAGTTAATGTGTTGTCGCCGCCTGCTGGGGAAGAGTTATCCTCCATATCGTCACGGCGTGTTCTTCTAGCTTGGTTTCTCAGTAAGTCCATTGCATTCTTATGTTGCTCTTGATATACAGAGGTAACAGAAAAGTTTTTCATAAAGTTTGTAGCCTCGACCATGCAGCCATAAAATAGAGCATCATAGCATTCATCTGAGAAATAGTTATTTTGATTCGCACTGGTTAAAGGGCTTGGTTTAACTGTGTACACAATAGAACCACCATAAGTAGCGCTTGCAGTAGGAGCAAAAAGAATCTGACTATTGGTCTTTCTGGCATAATATTTTGGGGTTCCTGTGCTGGCGCTTACGGGCCAGTAATCATTAATAAATTCATCTGTTCTTTGAAGCAAGGCAATCTTAGTACCTGCATCTTTAAGGTGGATGTTTTTAATAACCTTTGTTCCTGTAGGCAATTCAAATATATTCTTACCTGCGGAAAGGGCAACTGACGTAGCAGTTACAAGCCCGTAGTCATCTAGGGCTTTTATCATTCTGTCTTCAACACGATTAACCATCTTGGGAATGTAGGCAATAAACTCAGTGCCATCATTCTCAGATGCTTCAATAATGTCGTTTACAAGGTATGTGTAATTAGCCATAATAAATTGTTACCGTTGAACCTGCTGTAGGACATTGCACAATAACAGTACCACCCATACGGACACCAGTGTCTGTGAGGTAGGCTTCTGTTACATCTGAATTGGTTGTATTGGTAAATTTAATAATACCGCCATTTGAGTTTCCAAAAGCATCTACGGATGTACCAGTGATAGTAAACTCACCTACACCTTGTGCATGGACGCCCCTAATGCGTGTACCTTTTAGCGCTACACCGCTAACTGTGTCTACAGCGGTATTAACCAGTGTAGTATTACAAGTAACATATGCTACCCTAAGATTTGCCGACATGATTCGCTCCTGTATAATAAACTTCGATGTGCCTATTATACTAAAAAAGGGCGTAGGATACAACTCCCACGCCCTTCTATTTTTTAGTCTATCAGTAGACTAGTGACTAGGCACCAGCGTTACCGAAGAAACCTCTCCAGTCTGACCAACCAAAGCTATAACGCTCACGAGCTTTAAAGCGAAGGTTACCAGTGTCGAAGTCTGGTTCCATCTTAGTCTGAAGCGGCGAACGTACGAACATTTTCGCACCATTCGGGCAATCAGTCTTGATGAAGAAAGCATTCGTATCGGTAAATCTACGGTTCACGTAGAAGCCACCAGGGACAAGTCCTTGGTTACGGATGCTGTTGATGTCATTCGTATTTGTTACACCCGAATCGGAAACGATTGTGGTGGACAAAGCAGAGTTCAGAATCTGGTCTGCAGTGAATGCGAGGTCTGAAGGAATGTGCAGGCTTTCGGCTTGCGCACCAATCAGGATACCACGGTCATCTTTGATTTTCGAGATGCTAATCAAAGCAGTCTCAAGCGATGCTTCCGAAAGGTCAGCAGCGGCCAGCAAGTTGCTTTGGTTGCCATCGCCAATCGTTGCGTGTGTTGCAGAGAACAAGGAGTCCCCGTCACCACCAGCGTAAGCAGCGTTAAAGCCGTTGTTGAATACATCAGCAGCTTTTACTTGTTTGGTGTTCGCCATTGCACGGGCCAGACCTTTGGCACGTAGTTTAGCAAACGTATCATACAAGTTATCTTCCATTGCTTCTTCTGTGATGGCAAAGCCAAGAGCAACAGTCTCGTGTGTGTAACGAGCAGTGTAGCTTTCTTGGGCATCGTCATACGATACAGCAGCGCCTTCACCTTTTACAGGTGCCGAGCCGAAGCCTGTGAAGAGAACTTCTTCTTCAAATGCACGGTCTGAATTTTCAACATCAAACAACGGTGCGTGTTCATCGGATACTTCTCCATACTCAACGCCAAATACAGCGTTCAGACCTGGGAGTAGCTCTTTGGAAATACTTCCTCTATTAATAGCCATTTCTAATTATCTCCCTTAGTTGGTTACCGTAACTGGTGTCGTTACCAGTACGTTAATGAAGTTCTGTTGGCTAACAGCACCCATTTGGACTTCCAAACGAGTATATGGGTCGCCAACAGCGTTACCTGGCTCATCGACAACGCCGATAACACGGAACAGGCCAGCAGCCGAAGTTCCGACACTACCTGCAGTGGTTAGAGCCGTGATTGTGGAACGACCAGTGAAGGTAGAACCAGCAGCAATATTCGAAGCTGCTACGTTTTTACCAACGATACCAGCAGCAACGGTTGTGTCCGAGCTAATGATATAGGTTTGACTTGGGTCGTCGTTTACCAAACCGACAATATCGGTAGCCGATACGCCAGAGTAGTAAGGTTTAAAGTATTGCTCCCCGTCTGCTACGTAACTGCAGCCTTGGAATGTACCAATAGGCATTTCAGTCGAAGTAACGAGTGGAACTAGCGAGCCGCCAGACAAGCGTACAGGAGTACCTGTATACATTGCACCAGCACCAGAAGCGATTGGGTACGAAGTTGCACCACTGCTCTGAGGCGAGTTACCACGAACACGGGAAGGAGTGATACCAGTAATTAGTTTAGTAGTCATTTTATTAATCTCCTAAGTTGTGAATCATGTAGCCAGACTCTGTAGCACCTTGTTCTTAATCGAAAGAGGGTGTACGTCCTCTGGTTACGTTTGTTTTACTAGAGTTTCGAACAGGCATTTTTTTGTCACTTGCGTTTTCAAGTTGCGAGTTAACAGCATCCACCATATCAGCAGAGGCCCCTTCGAAATGACGTTGCCGTGCTTCTGCACGTTTGATGGGCATTTTGGCAAGAGCCAAGTCCCCACGGCAAACAGTACCGCTATAACGACCTTCATCTCTAACCATAGAGGTGTGGCCTAGTTCAGGTACTTCGTCGAGAGAAACAAACTCCCAGCCTTCAGCTAATCGCTTACCAACATTTGTATAATCGTCTTTACCTTTAAGGGAGATGCGTATCCAACGTAGTTTCATTCCTTGTTCGTCAAATCTATTGTTAACAAACTGTGGAATATCTAAAAGGTTCGGTTCGACATATTCGTAGTCTTCTGTTTCTCTTGTTTCCAGTTCACGAGACTGGGATTCACGTGTGGTATTTCGTGCCATAAGTATATGTATCCTTTCGCAGCTATCTGTTAATTGTTGTATATTCACCATCACCAGCTGATTCTACTTTCAGCTTTTCGGCGGCATACTGTTCAAGTGTAATTCCCCACTTTTGTGCGAGTCGTACGTCTTCTTGAGAGAGTTTAACTTTCTTGTTAGACGGGGATGCTGA